ATTCATTGATTAATTTTCCGTTTTGTTTTAAAACCAAGTTTAACAGGTTTATTAGTTTGTTTTTTTGAACGCCATCCATATTAAACTTATTTCTTATGTCATCAGTAGACCATAAATTTAACATTAAACCGTCGTAAGTAATATCTTTATTTTTACCAAGTAAAAAATCATTATGGACGTTGAAAGAATTCATATTTTTATTAATAATCAAGAAAAAAAAAATAAATAAAAATTATTATCTCAGTTATATTAAAAACGATGTCTATGGAAGAATTATTTAAACAATTTATAACCCAAAACCCACAGTTATTACCTTTTCAAAAAGCTGGTAGAAAAGTAGGTATTCCAAACAAACCAAAAGAGATAGAAGTCACTCCTGAAGAAATGAATGATGTTGTTTTAAATAGCCGTCAAATTAAAGACATCGCTCACAAACAGAGAAAGCCCAGAAAAGAACAGACTGAAGAACAGAAAAATTTAATGTTAGAAAATTTAGCTCGTGGTAGAGAAAAAGCAAAAGCCAACAGAGAAGAGAAGAAGATTAAACCCGTTGAAAAACCCGTTGAAGTTAAACAGACTATTACGGTAGTAGTTCCAAAAGTGAAACATAGAAAACCTAAGAAAGTGGTTATTAGTGACGATGAAGACAATTCAATAGAATTGGAAACCGAGACAGAAACGACAGATGTAGAGACAAAAATTATAAAGAAACGAGTAGATAGACGCCAGAAAATCGTTGATAAGATTACTCAACAAATTGATGCTATTAAACCCGTTGTGATTAATCCGTTTGATAGGTTAGTAATGTCACGCATGTAACAACCCTATAGAGATAAGTGTGTAAGAATGTTATCTATTGAATCTAAATAATTAATCTTTTACTATTTACTATTTAGGGAAAAAGGGGAGTTTTTTTTAAAAATATAATTTGAAAAATAAAAAAAATTGAATGTATAATAATATTTCTAAATGAATTTGAAAAAAAAATTCCCCTTTTTCCCTAAATATAAAAAAAATTAATTTCTTTAATTGATATTTAAAGAAATATATATATAATATAATAAAATATTAATTATTTTCTTATAGTATATATAAAAGATGAAATTTTTACTAACGCCGAACGATTCAACAGCATCCGAACACTCATTATTGAATGGTATAGCCCTCTATGAAAAAATTGATATGAAAATAATGAATCAATTGATAGCGTCTTCATTCATTGATGAGTATAAAATAAATGAGAGAAATTTACAGGCAAATATTAAATATGATTCATTAAAGAAACAGTTGATTGCTTTTAAACGATTGATAGACGACGGTAAGAAGGTAGTTTATAATGTGTCTTATAAAGCCAAATTTGGAAGAGTATACCCGAAAGCCAGTTTATCTTTAGGATTAATTGAAAGAGAGTTTAGACACGCTTTAGGAAAAGATTTTTATGTAGATATTGATGTTGATAATTGTCATCCGACTTTATTAGTTCAAATATGTGAGTCATTAGGTATTTCTATAGTAGCATTGAAAGACTATGTTGATAATAGAGCGTATTATTTAAAATTAGTAATGGATACGTATAAAGTAAATAGAGAACAGGCTAAAAAATTATTTATTCGTTTGTTATATGGTGGTAGATGGATTTACTGGATGAAAGATTTAGGAATATGTGGAAAACCGATAGACATCATGGAGAACTTAGAAAGAGAATATATAAGTGTGTCAAATTCTTTATTGAAAAATGTAGCGAAGGATTGGTATAAGGATTTTAAGATTAGAATAGCCGAAAACTTAGACGAAGAGACTAAAAAGAAAAATAAAAAAGATAGTAAGAAAAAACAAACAGATGATGAGAAAGATGAAGAAGATAGAAAAATGATGAAATCAGGCTTATCGTATTACTTACAGGAATGGGAGAGACGTGTGTTATTAGTGATGTTTAACTTTTGTAAATTTAAGGGACTTATTAAAGAAGACGTAGCAGTTTTATGTTTTGATGGTTTAATGATTTTAAAAGGAGCGTGGAAAGACGAATATTTGAAAGAAATGGAAGAATTAATTTTAAAAGAAACAAATTTTAAATTGAAATTATCAACGAAAGCATTAGATGAAGGTGAGGAGTTGTTAGAAAAATTGAAAAAAGAAAAATTTCATCATAGTGAAGAACAATTAAAACATTTTGATGCCGACCATTTTATTGAAATTAAACATTATACTTTACAAAAGGAATATTTTGAAAATTTCTTTTGTAGAGTTTTAGAGGTTGGTTATATCCAGAATTATAAAAAAATGGATGATGGTGATGAAAATAATAACATTGAAAAATTACAGCAGAGGGTTATAATGTATAAAGATAGTGATTTTAAGGAGAGATTTAGAGGGTATAATAGTATTATATATCCAGAGGATAAAAACGGACAACTTACAGAGGAAAATGTTAAATTTGTTAAGCATTGGATTGATGACGAAAATATTTTACAATATCAGGAAATCGTTTTTTATCCAGAGGATAAGACAGAGACTGAAATGAATGCTATAAGATTAGGAAAAAAAGGAAAATCTTATAACATCTTTACAGGGTATAACAATGCTATACGTGGTATTCTAAAACCACAAGTTGATGATAAAGATAAAGATAAAATTATAATGATACGTAAAGAGATGACTTTAGAAGAGGCTAAAACAATAACAGAAACGTGGAGAAAGATAACCTTAGAATTATGTGAGGGAAATGAAAAGATATATAAATATTATTGTAGTGTATTAAATTCAAAGATATCACAACCAGCGACAAGACATTTATTACTAACGGTTTTATTTGGTAGTGAGGGAATAGGAAAAAATAAACATTTGGAAGCCGTTAAGTATATAATCAACCCAAAGCATTACGTTGAAACAAGTAAATTAAGTGCTATATTTGGAGAACATAGCGAGACATCAATGAATAAATTGATGATAGTTTTGAATGAAGTAGAGGCTAAATACTCACAAGATTACGAAGTTATTTTAAAAGATGTTATAACAAACCCAACTATAGAAGTCAATCCTAAGAATATAAGGGCGTTTACAGTTGATAATAATGGAATGTATTTTATAACATCAAATAAAAGCAATATTATTAAGATGGATATGGTTACAGGGAACCGTAGAAATCTTGGATTGAAAGCGACAGATGTTTATAAAAATGATAAGTCAGGAAAACATACAGAGATGTGGAAAAAATTCAATGATGATATTAAGACAGACTTACATATATGTGCGTTGTATACATATTTAAAATCATTTGATATAAGTAATTTTGATATAACTAATATGCCAAAGACCAAAGGGACAGATATATTAGTTAAAAATTCTAAACCAATAATAAATACATTTATGGATAGTTGGATATACGAACGTAGAGATATGGAAGTAATAACAACGACAAGAATGACATTATTCAGTAAATTTTGTGAATATTGTGATGCGAATAGTATAAAACATGATTATAGCAATGGAAAATTTGGTAATGCGTTAGAAAATTTAAATATGTCGTCTATTGTAATTAAGAATATAGAACATCAATATGGTTATTCTATTGATATGGTTAAATTAATAGAACAATCTAAAGTGAATTGTATATATGAAATGTGGAAATTAGAAACTCAGGAAGAACGACTTTTAAAAGAGGCTTAAAGAAATAAAAATATATTATAATAAAATATTAATTATTTTAAAATATTATCTTATAGTAATATTAAAATGACAAGACACAGAATTTATAATACACCAGAAGAGGCTAAAAAAGCCAATATTTTAAAATCAAATATGAGAATGATGAAATTATATACAGAAAACCCAGACTATAAAAAAAAACATTTAGAAGAACAGACTAAAAGATATTACGATAAAAAACAATTATTTACACAGATGAAAGCCCAACTAACAGCGTTACAGAATCCTATCATTATTAACTGACTAATTGAAAAAAATTAATTTATTATATTATAAAATATAATAAATAGAGAAAACATTTTACATTTTTTCAACAGACAAATTAAGAACCGCTATTAAAGAATATTTAGGGTCTTTAAAATTAAAAAATGTTTTATCGGTTTGATAACCAGTAAAAATATCCCCTATATACAGAGGGAAATTATTACTAAAATTATATATATACTCACAGTCATCACTTACAGAAGTCATTTGATATACAGGAGACACATAACCAGCCTCAGGAGGTGGAATTGGAACACCACCACCATCAAGTAATGTCTTAGGGTTGGTTATCATAACAGGATATTGAAAATTACCTTTTTGTTGAAATACAGGAGACACAAGAGCAAGGGCTAAAGGGTTATAATCAACTTTACCAATATCACGAATTACTTGAAACCTAACAATTTTAACTTTATGGTAGCCCATTAATCCACAAAAATAAACAGCGTTAACGTTATTATTATATATATTACCCGAATCAGTTATGTCACTTCCGTTAAGATTAATTACGAATTGTAATGGAATTTTTTTATTTTCTAAACTAACGACATTATTCATTTTTATAATATAGTCTATATAATAATTCTAAATTGAATTTAATTTTATTAATGATGCTTGACTATCGTTAATAATTTGAGCATTACTATTCCCCCGTGACTTACTTGGTATACTTGTAATAGGTTGCCCGTCAGTTATTATCCCACCATTTTGATAGCCACCAATAAAAGGAGTTATTCCGTATCTTTTAAATAAATCGTTAGATGATATATTTCCACCCATCTCATAAGAAGGTTTTTTAAAAAATATAGGGTCTATCAACTTATGTTTAACTGATTCAAATGATGGTAATTTATCAGCTATATAATTTGGTATAGACCTATCTAATCCAATACGGTTAAAATACTCTTTACCGATGTCACTATTTATGATTTGTTTCAACATTTACCTTTTTATAAAAGGAAAAACATTATAATTACTTTTTTAAAATAACTTTACTTTTCTTATTAGATTCAATATGGTCTATTAATGATTTAAATCCTATATCATGTTCCGCTATAGTATCCAAAATTCTACTATCGTCATCTATAAAATATTTGGTTATATCAAAAATACCTTCTTTGATTGTTTTAAAGTTATATTTTTTAGTTAGGGCTTTGTGATATGGTTTAAAAAATTTATCCCATATTACATTTGTAACAACCTTCATTTTTGGTTTATTATTCAAGTGACGAATTTGTTCCGCAAGTTTAGGATAATATTGGTCTATTATATAGCCTATACCATTAGTATCAAATTCGTCAACTAAAGGTTCACCTTTAGGTTTTACTTCAACTTTAACAATCGTTTTCTTTGGTTCAACAATTTTTATTTTAGTTTTCTTTGGTTCAGCAATTTTTATTTTAGTTTCCTCTACTTTTGGACTTTTTTTTTTGGAATTTTTTTATTTCCTTCAATTATAGCCATCTCTGTCGCTTTTACTTTTTTATCTCTTCTTGCTAATTTCTTACCATATTTTTCTTCATCACTACCTTCTGGAAGCCTTCTAACGTGAGGTTTAACCTTAACGATATATTCATGTTCGTGACCCTTGATAATTCCGCCTTTGGCAAATGGTAAAATTTGACCGAGCAACCCACCTAATAAACTTCCTATTCCTCCCATAACGTTTTAGTTATATATACATATAATAATAATTTTTATTTATTTTTTACCTCTTCGTTTCTTAGATGATTTCTTTTTTTTAACCATCATCATCTGACCGTTAGGCATCATCATAGCCACCGTTCCCCCCCGTTTAAACGGTATTTTTCTTGCTAAATTTCCAAGTTGGTCTCCAGCTAACCCTCCTATAGCACTTCCTAATCCAGCAAACGGTAAAACAGACCCACCTACCGCTTTTCCTCCCAATCCTAATCCAGCACCCAATAAATCCCCAAACCAGCCCATCACTATTTTTATATACATAGCAATATAAAAAATAAAAATTAAAATAAAAATTAAGAAGAACATATAAATTCAATCTCCCATTGAGAATATTGTAATCCAGTCCTTGTAAAAAATGCTTTACCAGCAACCCAACTATCCATACAAAAAGCATAATCAGACCCAGAAGTTAGATAAATTACAAACGAATTAGAGTATGATGTATAAGTTCCAGCGGGATTGGTATTAACATAGATATCTTGATTATATAAATTAGTAAACGCACCTCCACCAGTTGATAACCCCCAGAAAATAACATAATTACCTTGAACTGGAAAAGGAAAGGTAATTAAGTCCCACGACGAAGTTATTCTATAATAACCAGTAAGATTACAAGTCCATATACCCGTTGCTATATTATATGTCATATTAGATGTAAGTAATATCTGTGAATATACGATAGGGGTAGGTAAAGCATTTAAATTATTAGTTTGGTTGAGATTACCATATACAATCATTTTCCTTAAAGGTTTATCAGTTAATTCTTTAGTTGATGGATTCCATAAAACATCCGCACAATTGCTATATACAGAAATAGCCCGAAGAGATGACAGATAAGTTGAATCACTTGCTATAGAATTTAATTGAAGACCCGAACTATTTATAATTGTCGTATTATTATAAAGACCAACAGAGTTATTATACCCAGAGGCATACCCAAGATTAACACTATTTAACCCACAATTATTGAAACCGCTTTCTCTACCCAGACAGACGCTATTACCTAAAGCACTATTATTCCCAGCCTGAAATCCAATAGCAACTTGAGTAGAACCATTAGCATTATTTTGTAGGGCATTTACCCCAATAGCCACGACATCACTCGCCCCAAGGGTATTATTAGAAAAAGCATTTTGACCCAAATTAACATTTGTAGAACCAACAGCCCACGAAGCGGGTGATGTATTCCAATATACATAGTCGCCGTAATATATTCCATTTGGTGTAAATGAACCAGTCGCCCCTTGTATTCCAGTCGCTCCTTGTATTCCAGTCGCCCCTTGTATTCCAGTCGCTCCAGTCGTTCCAGTCGCTCCTGTTAATTGATAAGAAAAAGCCACTTTACCCGTAACAGTGTCATACGAAAGAATTTGAGGATATTGTATATTTGTAAGACTTAGTAAATTACATGTATTAGCCGTTAAATTATCAACAACTAAGGATTTGTTCCAGACATCAAAATTTATAATGTTAGGACTGCTTTCGTATAGATTAAGATTATAAAATAATCCAGTGTTAATAGTCTCAATTGGTTCCGTTGAACTGACTGGTAAAATTGCTCCGCTTGGTGTGTTAAATGTTGTGAGATTTGTTAAAGAATACTGACCTCCTAAATTATTATTTGTTAGAGAACTCATTTTATTATCTTTGTTGTATAGTAAATATAATAATGACGAATAAAATAAAAAATGATAAATTGGATAACCAGATTATAATGAGTGATGACCCTCTCCCGAAACGAAATGGATTAATCTGGTTGCTCGTAGGACGCAAGGGGTCAGGTAAATCAACCCAAGTATACAATGCTTTAAATACCAGTCAAAAAGATGGTGGATATAGAAAATTTTACGATACGATTTATATATGTTCTCCAAGCATGGAAAACGACAAAAAAATGAAAAAACTTGTTAATGAAATTCAAGATGATGGTAATTTTTATGAAACATTAAATAATCAAATTCTTGAAGAAATTCTAAATAAAGCCCGTTCAAAACCAGATGAAAATAGTCTTCTTATATTAGACGATTGTTTACAATACCTTCCAAAATCAACAACTAAAAACGCTTTGTTTAATGGACTTGTAACCAATTGTAGGCATATAGGGCTTGGCATGAGTATATGGATTACAACCCAGAAACTTAAGGGTATAAATTCAACAATACGCAATCAGGTAGATATGATAAGTTTTTATAAAAGTTATTCTAATACGGAATTGAAAAGTTATTTTGATGAATATGATACACCAAAAAATATATATGAAGATAATATAAATACTGACTCAATTAGATTTATACACACAACCTTTGTTTCAGGACGACCGAAATTCTTTAAAGACTATGAACCTATATAACAACCCTATAGAGATAAGTGCTTAAGAATGTTATCTATTTAGGGAAAAAGGGGATTTTTTTTAAAAATGATATTTGAAAAATAAAAAAAATAATTTTATAATAATATTTCTAAATAGATTTTAAAAAAAATCCCCTTTTACTTTTATAAAAAATGAAAAAAATTATAAATTGATTTTTCAACAATTAATATATTTAATTTCATAATAATAACTATAACGACAGACGAAAATGCCTAAATTTGAAACCATTGAAATAGATTTAAGTAAATGTCTGGTAAAAGAACCAGAATTACTTAATAATACTATTGATAAACCACGTGATAATGAAATTAGAATTGGTTTTACTGAAGATTTATATAGCGATGTATATACCATTAAAAAAAACGGAGATATGTATAAAAATAAAATCATTATTGAAAACTGGGATATTAATGGATTAATTGATTTTTTTCAATATAAATATACAGACAGAAAAAAGAGTAAAAGATTTTCTCTTACTTTATTAAAAGATTGGAATAAAGACGAAGAACATAAAACAGAATTATTTGATACAGTAAAAGGAAAATATGCCCGTAATAATGATTATAATTTTGAAATTTTTAAAGTGACATTACAGGAAACTATACCACGATGGATGAAGACATTATAAACCATTAAAGAAATTTATTATACTTTTCAGTATAATAAAAAAACATT